CATATAAACTCTATAGCCATTGAATTGTCCGTTAGACTGGAATCCTTGAGTTCTTCCCATATAATCCATAGTTCCATTTTGGTAGAACCACTTTAACTGATTATCCCATGATAATTTCAATAAATGAATGTTATCATTTCCTTGATCAGTTACATCAAAGATTATAAAAGAATAAGAACTTAAAGGTCTTCCGTCAATAAGTGGATTCTCAATATCATTAGTATGTAAGTTATCAAATGCAGGATTCAGAACAAACTTAACGTTTGCTAAGAATGGAATTACAAATGATGTAAATGCATACCCATATCCCATATCCATTCCTTGACCTGTTACTGCACCAACATTATCAGCGTTAATAACAAAAGGAGCTTGTCCATTGTTACCTTGATTAATCATGCTAACATCATCTTTGATAGCTTTATTGATTAACTGCATACCACCAATACCTGTTTGTACAATTAAAGATCTCTGTGGATCTGGTCCATCTAGATCAACTTTACCTTGATAGAAGTTGTAAAGCTCAGACTTAAACATATCTAAGTTAAATGAAGACTTATTGTAAACTCTTTTAAATGAGTTATCTAATTGTCTCCAAAGACCTACAGATAATCTAATATCATCTGGTCCGTCTTGCTTAACTCTACCTCCACGTCCCCACATTAGGTACGTTTCAATATCTGTTGCAATCTTAGAAAGATGTGCTGCTTCTAAGTTTGTAAGGAAAGTTCTTGAAAGATCACCATTGTCAAAAGCTCGTCTAACATAGTCAGCACCCATAATCTCTACCATTGATTCTAATGAAGAAATTGATGGATCTAAGCCTTTATCAAAAGATCTCCAGATTTCAGTAACTGGAACAGTACCGTCAGCATTCATACCACCTTTGATCATAAGATCAGCTCTAGATGATACTGAATAGTGAACGTGTGCTTCAGCTCCTCCTACAAAGTTGTAGAATTCACGGAAACCTGTTGAAGTTGTGATATCTGAGAATCTCTCACCATACTCACCACGTGCAGAACCTTTTCTAAAGTATTTTGTACCTGCCTTAAGATAATTTGCTTTATCAAAAGTTGCGGAGTTTGAATTGTTAACCATTTGTACAGTATAAACCACACCTTCACCTGCTTCATAAATGTCATCAGCCGTAATGTAAAGTTCAGCACCATTATACTTATCATAAGTAATAATGTCACCATGACCAAATGCTCTTTTATTAAGCATAATTTTGAATGTAGTTCCGTCCTGACCAAAGTGGTCACCGCCTGCCTCTATATCTTTAACGATATATGGTAGGTCTTGAGCAACGGGAGTTTGCCATTTATACTCACCTCTAGCATTGTCCACCATAATTGTATTCGCACCACCAAAAGAGGCCATTTGATACAATGGCATCTCTACCTTTTGCATCATTGCCCACATGTCAATAGGACCCATATCCATAGGCTCAGCGTCCCCTAACATGTTTGTCAAGTGATAAGAATCAATATGAGAACTAGCTTTATAGTTAGTATCTCTCAGGAAAATCCCATTATTTAAAACTGGAGTTGCCATAATTGAAATTTATTTTTAATTGTTAAACATTAATTAATATATTAAAACCTTTTAAATATATTTTTATTTCTAGGTAGCTTTCTTGAGCTACTTCTTCTAGTATTTTTATCTTCTGTTACAGACGCTGCAGAACTTGCTTTTTGTGATTGAGCTGTCTTTAACTTTCTCACTGTTTTTTCTGTAGCTACACTTTCTCCCTTCTCCATCAATTTAGCTTTGTAACCTTTTGGATCTGCTAATAACCATAATGCTTCAGTTATTAATGGATAGTTTGGTTCAACAAACTGGTACTTTTCCAAAAGATGCCCTAACAAATTTGTATTTTTTCCTGATATAGATGGATAAGCAGGTTCTACTAACCCATTATATAACAAGGACTGAGTCTTTCTATCTAACTTTATTTGATTAATCTCACCACCTTTTAAAGTCTCATATACACTTTTCATATATGTTTCAGAAGCTTGTTGCTGTTTTTTCTTTCTCATCTCTTGCTCCTGTAATCTTTTAGCAACAACTTTTTCTTGCATCTTATCTAATTTTGGTTTAAACTTGTTAGCTTGCTGTTGAAGCTTACCAAGATCTTTCCAAATTTCAATCTCCTCTTTTATCTCTTCTGCTGTTCCATAACCAGTTGCACCTAAATATTCTCTTATTATTTGCTCCTGATCATTTTCATTTTTTACATCTAGCTCTCTTGTTTCTTCTACTCTTGATAAAGCTCCAAATAAAGTTTTTAGATCTTTACCACCATCTGCTACATATTTAGCAGCTATTTGTAACTCTTCAGGTAAACTTTGAAAAAATTGTTTTGGTGTTTCTTGTCTTACCTGATTAACTTTTTCATCTAAGTTAGCTTGAATTAATTCTTCCCAGTCTTTTGCTGTATAATCATCAAGCTCCTTATCATCATCAAAAGGTATAATCTTATCATCTTTAATAAGCTTTGAAAAAACATCACTTATACCTTCTATTCTCTTTCTTCCTTTTTTTGGTGTTTCAACTACTTCTTCTTCTACTTCTTCATTCAAACCCAACACCTCATCTATACTTTCCTTACTTTCTTTACTCTCTTGTTTAGGTTTTTCTTCTTTCTTTTCTTCAACTACTTCTTCTTTTGCTTCTACTTTCTCTTCCACCTTTTCTTCTACAACTTCTTCTTTCTTTTCTTCTTTTTTATTTTCATATAAAAAGCTTGTATCTACAGGCTTTTTTCTACTAAATACAGTAGGTTTTTTTTCACTTTCTTCTGGTAGTGTAATTGATTCTCCTCCTGGTGCTGCATTAAAAATGTCATCAAGATTAACATCAACTTGTTCAACCTTTGTATCAACTGTTTTGGTTTCTTTTTCAGCCATAATTATTTGGTTTTATAACGTTTATATATATATAATATAGTAAATCTTTTTATGATAAACCTTAAAAATTTTTTTTAAATTTAAAATTTGTGACAGTATATAGCTATCATTTTATTTTTACTATTTTATTTACTTTTTTCACCCCCTTGAACATCATATTTGTTTTTATTCTCACGTGCAATTTGTAAATTTTTATCAGCTATTTCTCTTTGTGTTGCTAACTTTTCCCTATCAATTCCTAACTTTGCTTGTGTATTAGCATTATTAGTAGCAGCAACTTCACGTTTAAAATTCATTTGTTCTCTATACTCATCTCTTTTACGTATATTTTCCATAGCATCTTGGAAGTCACTTTGCTGATTTTGATTTATATCAACTTGTGATCCATAACTAGCAGCTCTTATTTCTGCAACTGTAATATCTTTCTTACGTTCTGCATCATTCTCAGCTTTTTTAAACTCACGTTCTTGAGCTTTTTCTTGTGCTTGTGCTTGCAGCTGTTGTTGTTGCATTTCTTGTTGTTGTTTCATTTGAGCCTGTTTCTCTTCTTTCATTTTCTTTTCAGAATCTTTAAGGATATCTGTAACCTCTGCAATAGACTCAGCTTTAATAACACTACCAAGATCATATATACTTGCACCACTTGTATTATTTTGTATAGCTAATTGTTTTAGTTGATCTAAAATTGCTCTATGATTTGTTTTAGTTGTACAGAAGATATTGAAATCTCTCATTAAAAGTTCTGTTCCACTTATTTGAAAATTAACTTTTTCTGCTTCACTTGATATGTAATTCAGTCTTACACTTGGTTTTTTACTATGATAATACTGTGAAAGATCAGTTCTCATTTGATGCACTCTAGGCATAAGATTATCTGAGTGTTGTATAAAATACATTTCTGTTTGTGCAAAAGAAGATTGCACAGCTTGTTGTACACCAGTTGCTGTTTGTCTTGAAATCTCTTGACCTAACCTTTGAGGATTTATACCAATAGCTTCAAATGCTTGACCTTTAAAATAATTTGCTAATTGTATTCTAGACATTAATCTATTTGTCTGCTCCATGTTTAATGTCTGATAATGATTAAAGTTTGTAGCATTCTCTGTATTTGTAATAGAAGTATCTAACGGTAACATACCAAAGTCCTTCATAGCTACATATGCTTTAGCCATATTATTCTTACCCCAGTCTTCACCCATTGAATGACGCGGTAATGCATTCTGATCAAACATAATTACAGTTCCAAGTTCATCAACAAGTATATCAGCTATTTGATTATTAACCATGTTATAACCAACTTGAAATGCTTTCATAAGATCAACTAAAGAAGTAGATCTAGTATTTCTATCAGAAAATACTCTACCTTCTACAGGTAGCTTACAACCATAAAGATTACTATCACCTTTAAATTGAAATGGTACTCTTCCTGGTTTAGTTTGATTTATACCAATATATATAGGATTTAATTCAGTAGATGTTTGTTTCCAAGTTGAAGGTAAATTAGGTCCAATTTTAACACCACCCCATACTTCATTAATCCATATCCAATCTATATGTTCTCCATACAGTAAATTGTCTCTATTCTTTTGTTTAAATAGTTTTGTATTATAGACTGGTGTTTCTGTTAATTTAAAGTTCTCATCTACTACTTTAGAGGTGATGCTACCATTTTCTAATACACGTGTAAGATGTCCTACTTTTCTTTGTGTCTTCCAGTATACAGTTGTAACTCTTAACATGTTTCTCTCACCCCAAACAGAAATATCTTCACCTTCATTTAAAATCATTTTAACTATATCATTACCACCGTTTACAGAACTTTCCCAGTTACTAACAAACTGTCTATATCCTAAAGATGGTGAGTTAGTATTCCACTCATAGGATCTTGTTGGATCATAAAATGTACCATCATTTTGATATCCTTGTATAGGATATTTAGAGTTTTTAGTAGGATATATTTTTTCTAATGATTTTAATTCAGCTTCACTCATAAGATATCCATATGTATCTATAACATCTGCTACTGTCATCATCTCACATTTACCTACATAATTTGAATCTGATATATATCTGGTATCTGGAGACTTTTGGTAGAATGTAAGAACGGGATTCCATAACTCAACTTCATAATCATCTTCCATCATTTTAAAATGCCAAAATTCTCTATCTGTAATAAGCATATCTTTAAATGCTCTTTCTTCTAACTCATGCATTTTAAATCTTTCCTCATCAACCTTTAATTGATGTGATGCCCACTCTTCAACCAAACTCCTATAATCTTTAGAAAAGAAGTCTTCTATCTCTGGTAATGTTTTTATATTATCCGGATTTAATTTTTCTTTAGCTTCATCTGATTGTGGATCTAAACCCATCTTAATCATTTCAAAAACAATCTTTGATTTAGCATCCATAAGTAAATTTTCTTCTACAACTTTTCTTTTACTTTCTAACATTTCATTGTATGATAGATCATCTACAGCTCTAAATTGAACTTTAGAAAATCTTTTAGAAAATTCACCAGTTAATACATTTACTACATTAGGGATAATAGGATAAAATTTTAACTCTAAAGCAGAATCATCTGACTTAGTTAATACATCCATTAAATCTTTATATTCATTGTCTTCTTCAACAATGTAATCTGTTTTATCAATAATACCCTTTGCTAACTTATAATTTTTAAGAAGTTTTCTTGAAGTTTTTCTTAAATATTCTAAACCCTCTACCTCAAGCCAATCTAAATTCCATGCTGCCCACTGATCAGTTTTCTTTTTTGCAGGTAAAAATTGTGTAGGTTGAGTTAGTGCAGCAGAAGATGGATAATCTTTACTATCTGCTTTTGCACCATTCTTTAACTGTAAAGCATTTAAAATTCTCATAAATTATTTTTTTAATGTGTAGGTAATAGATACTTTACCATAGGTAGAATTAGTTTGCCAATTAGATATGTAACCTGTTGAAGTAGTTGTCCAATATTTATTCATTATTTTAAATTTTTAAATGCAGATTTTTTAAATTTAGCTTTATTTGCTATTCTAGATCTACCTAAATTTTTAAAAGGTCTACTAGATAATTTATACAAATTTTGTGATTTTTCCAAGTTATCCTTAGACTTATCACTCTCTTTACGTCTAATATAACCTCTATTAGACTGTTGAAGCTTTACAAATGCAATCAAGGCAGAAAAAGCTACAAGTCTATCCACATTCAATCCAGGATAATATTGCATCATTTCTGTTAATAACATTTTGTCTGGTATTCTTTCTACACCAAGTGTTGTTTTAATTATATTACCATGCTCATCTGTGTCTTGACTAATCTCTTCTCTAAGAAATTCTATAGCATAAGATATCAAATGACTTTTAAATAGTGTACCAGTATTCTTCCAACCATACTCTTGATAAACTGTACTATTAGATCCAAGATCTTTTAAGAATACTATTTGTTGCTTTGGTACTAAATATTTCTGTTTTTTCTTTGCTATCATATGTTGTATAAATAATGATATATTATTTTCAACTATAGTCCAAGCATTATACCACTCAATAATAATTTCTAATTGTTCATGTGTTTTATTTATATCATCATATCTACCACACCATGATGCAACTATTTTATCTCCTTCTATAAATGTTTCCAATCCATCCTTTGTTTCTCTAGTTACTTCAACGGCATTCTTATAAACAAATATACTACATAAAGAATCTGATGTAGTTGTCTTACCTTCTGATACAGGGTCAATAGATGCATAATACATTCCAAACTTTGGATCTTTTACAGGCTTCTCCCACATTACTATTGATCCGGATTTATCTTCTAATTTCTTTTTAACAGGAAACTGCAATATAGGAAGTTTGCTAGTTTTAGTTGCCTTTATTTTATTATTTTCTCTTTCTAAGTTTATAAACTCATATGCATATTCTTTATCTTCTATTCTTTTTAATTGTTTAGATATTATAGCTTGAGGAAATATTGCTGCTTTTCTATAAGCAAATGCTTCTGCAATATTCATTGGTTTCTGTGAAATCCTAAGTTGATATTGCTCAGGATTTAATTCTTTTTGCCATTGACTTCTTTCATTCTTAATAGCCTCTATTGCCTCTTTAATTAGAGAATTACCATACTTATCAATATAAGGAGGCATAGACCATTGTTCAGGAATAAATAATCCTGCTTTACCTATCATACCCTTATCATCCATAAGATCAGTTTCAACAGCAAATATATCATTTGCTTCTGGTGATAATACCATATTCTTTAATGGTTCACACTGATCAAGATCACCCACTGATCCTGCAGCAATAAACATACCTGTAGTCATCATACCTGATGTCATAGCAGGTCTAATATATTCATACGTCTGATCCATCTTAGGTGCAATACCAGCCTCCTCATGAAAGAAGTAAGTACAAGGTCCACCTACACCAGTTGTTGGGTTTTTTTCAAAAGATGCACCTTGTATTTTAGACATTAGTCCTTTATTGGTTTTTCTATTATTTATTCTTACTTCTATTTTTTGTTCCCATAGCAATACTTTCTCAGGAGTGCATGGTCTATACCATGCTGTATGTTCATTAAGAAATGTTTTATATTCATCTAAAAACTTCCAAGATCCTTTGTCATTAATGTAGTCTTTAAGTGATGCACCCATTTTACATATGGAACCTTCTTCAAACCAAAATTGATTTAATACTTTAGCCATATGAAAATAAGAAGAAGCTATTTGACGTTTTTTAAGTATAGCCACATGTCTATGATGTAATTCTGCTAATATTTCATAGAGTGCCATATGATATTGAGCATCCCTTACTTTTGCAAAACCATATTTCTTTTCTTCTTTATCAAATATAGG